TACTCACGGGTCTTGGTCGGTGTGTAGGTGGAGACAAAGTTACCTCTCCTGGCAAACTTGGGTCTTCCCTTGCCAACAGGTGTGGCTTCAACTTTGAAAGTGATGTGCATTACCACGGTGCTGGCTCCGGTGTGTAGGGGATTTCCTCGGGTTTAACGGGTTGACCGTTACGAACAGGAAAAGGCCACAATACTTTTTTCATTCTCTTTTTCCTTCCATAAATTCTTTGAAGTAGGCGTGTATTCGTCTAACGCCATCAGGTCCATACCACTTCACCGAACCCTTGATAAGCTTCAGAGTGTTCTCTTTGTCTTTCAAGGTCTCGTGGGTTCTCCATATCTCTCTGGCTCTACCAATCTCATCCTGGGTGTTCATGTGTGAACATGGGGGTAGTTGACGAACCACATAGGTCTGTCTTTGGGTTGACCAATGTACTGCTGGGCATCCCTGTGAAACCATAACTTGATCGTAGGTTCACCCTCTACCGAGCCTTCGTAGTTCCTCTGCTTACGGCATAACAGGTAGTGGTCAGCATCATCAGCAGACTTTGCAAAACTGCCTTCAGTCTTAATATCGTCCTCTTTGGACTTGTTTCTCCAGACCAACATGACGTTATCAACTTGATCGGTGATAGCACCCGAGCCTTTGTTGTCATGTTTGTCAGGCATGGCGTACTCATTGGCGGGTTTCTTCAGATGGTGGACAAGGTGGATGTGGATGTCGTAATCACGAGCAACACTGGTTAGCTCATCAACAAAGATCTTTTGACCGTTGTAGTCGTCCTCACCCTTAACGCACTTGGCCAAGTTGTCCACAAAAATGTGAGAGATCCCAAGTTCTTTTGCGCAGTACCGAACCATCCCGATAACCGTCTGAGCGTCTGCTGTTCCCATCTGGTCATACAGCCACATGGTTCCGTCTGTCCAGTTGCCGAACTGGTCATACATATCGTCAAGAGCCTCAATACCTCTGTCACCTTGGAACTCAGGCATGAAAGGGTTACACCCAATCCACATCCTGGCCATACGTTGTAAGGTGACTGATGGCTTCATCTCAAACGAGGCAATGCAGACCTTCTCACCTTGGCCGATCAGGGAAAGAGCAACTTGGGAGGTCATCAGGGATTTACCGTGACCGTTCTGTCCTGACCACAGGGTTACCTCACCTTTGCGAAACTCAAAGTTTTCCTTGGTATGGTCCCAAGGGAGGTAGGAGACCTTCTGGTCCTTCTTGGTCCTCAAACGGGTTTTGATGTAGTCAATGTACTCAGAAGCTTTTTTAACCTTGGTTTGGTTATCGGTTTCTTTGATGTATTTACTGAAGTCGATTGTGTCGGGTGTTATTACAAGTGCCATTTCATTTCCCAATGTAGATTTCTGACCATGCGGTCTGCCGGAAGTGTGGTTGACCAGGGAGAAGAACACAACTGGTGATAACCCTTGCTTTGGCCTCAATCAACTTCTGGTGGATTGCCTTGGCTCTACGTTCATCAAAGCTTGAGAGTTGGACAGTAAGGCCAATGACAAACCGTAGGTCAAGGGTGTGTAAGTCGTCTTTGGATACACAAATGGTAGGAGCGTCATCCCACTCATGCCACTCATGGGCATTCAGGGAGGGATGGTCTTCAATGGAGATGTACTGGGGTGCTTTGCCAGACATCCTCATTTTGATCAGGGGTTCATGGCCGAGCATTTGCCATCCTTTTCATTTTCTCTGCTGCTGTCAATGGTGGAGCAGCGATCTCATCTTCCCAGCGTTTACCGTTCAACCAAGTACTGGGGTGTGGGATGTACTGGACATCTTTGTCTTTCCAGATGGTCCTGACTTGGATACTCAGAGAGTGGAGGATCTTGTCCAACAATGGTTGATCAACCCGAAGCTTTGCGAAGACCCGTTTGGCAAATTCCTTGTTGGTCTTCTTGGGATAAGCTTTCCAGAACGTATCGAATAAGGGATTACCCTGTCCAACAACAGTATTGGTTAAATTACTGTTTTTAATTCCTGGTTCTATCATCCGATTTGGAGGGAGGGGTACGTCCGATTTGGAGGGAGGGTCCATCCAATTTGGATGATCGATGCTTCGATTTTGGCTATCGATATTCAAAACATACTGATTTGGCCTCTTCATGTTGTCTGCAAACTTGTGGATAACTTTAAGCAAGCCAGCTTGCTCAAGGTCCAAAAGATGCCTACGCAATGTGGATAGCCCCATGCAACACTCTTTGGCTAACAGTGTTTGAGATGGATTGCATTGCCCTGTGTAACCGTTTGAATGGTTGGACAGAAGTAGCAAAACAAGCTTTTGTCCAGAGTTTGCAGTTGATTGCTTGACTGCCCAAGTCATGGCCTCAAAGGACATCGTCTTTTCCTTCCAAGGCCCACTCAACCATTTGATCTCTTGTCATGCCTCTTGCCTCAAGCATGCGATCAGCAAACGTATAAGCCATAGCTACGATGATTTTTCCAGTCATTCCTGGAGAGCTAATCTCAATGTTTGCAGCTAAAAAACAGGCAAACTTATCCCTAATATCCATCGGTTCCATAAAGAACTCCAAACAAAAAAGGGCTACACCTGCTGTCTCACCCTTGCGGATGTTGGCGGACTGGCTCAGTACCAGCAGACAGCATGTGTAACCCCACTGAGAAACGCCGCCAAGCGTTATTTGTGTGGATTATGTACGATCCCAAATGAAGTTGCAAGAGTCGCACTTCTTGTGTGAGTGCCATTTGTCGTAATCTTTGAAGTGCTTTTCTTGGCAGTTCTCAGAAGCACAGACAGGACACTTTAACTTCCTACCAAAGATGGCCTCGTAGTTGTTGGCAAACGTCTGGTGATCGACCTCAAAGGGTCTGGGTGCGGAGCCTTTGGACATGGTCAGAACTCATCGTAGTCGTCATCAAGCATAGACCGCTCTTCTTGTTTCCTCTGGTAGTAAGAATCAAGTAAGGCTGCTTTTTGTTGGTCAAGCAGGTAAGAGCCATCAGGCTCAGGCATTAGTCCAGCACGAGGAGCATCGAATTGGAAGTCGTATCTCATCTTTTACCTTTCATTACAAAAACTTGCTCAATGGGTCTGACTTTACGGTTACTAGCAATCTCCACAGCCCTAATTAAAACACCAACAATGGCTGCATCCCAATCATCCTCACGAAGATGGTTGGACAGTCTATCGGTGGCTTGGACGATTAACTCGTATGCCAGTATTTCTTCAATGTTGTCTAGGTGGCTCATGTGGTGAGCCTATCAAGAAAAAATTACGAAACAACTAGGGCAAACCCCTATGTTTTTGTTGAAAAAAGCTAGTTACAGTGGCTTCTCTTGCTTAACGAAAGGAACTCAATGAACACGCAAGCTCTTACTAAGGTCCGTCAACTGTTCTGTGTTGATGGTGTCCCAACACACATCCAGCGACATAACTGCCGTCAGTGGATCAAATCAATCCGCTTCCTGGGCGACAAGTGGTTGTTGGCTAAACAAGTTGGGAGGACACAATGAAAGACTTCTTGATGCAAGCCAAAGAAGACCTGCATGGTGTGGTGTACTGCCCATACTGCATGGAGCCTCGTAACGACAAACGCTCTTGCTGTGGTGAGAACCACTTCATAGAGTTCCAAGACTTTGATGACGACACACAGAAACAGATCATCCAAGACGAATATGACTCAGCAAACTGGAAATGAAATGAACGTCTATCAAAAACTCAATAATGCTCGGTATAAGTTTCACAGCACCGAACTCAAGAAATCCGGCCACAACAAGTTTGCTGGTTACAAATACTTTGAGCTTGGTGATTTCATCGTCCCGGCTTTGTGGATTTTTGATGAAGTTGGCCTAACAAGCATCATCAGCTTTACCAAAGACTACGCTGATATGAGGATCATCAACGTAGAAAAGCCAGAAGAGGTGATTACCATCTCCTCACCCATGTCTAGCGCAGCTTTAAAGGGCTGTCACGAGGTCCAAAACCTTGGGGCGGTACAGACATACCTCCGCAGGTATTTGTGGGTTGCAGCCCTTGAAATTGTTGAACACGATGCCTTGGACTCTTCCCCTAAGTTGACAGAGGAGGGGGTCAAAAAGAAAGGCACTGCTCCAGTAGTAACACCCCGTGGTGGCATTGGTGACGACCTTCCACAAGACATCAAAGAATTCCTGACTGATTTGGCAGCAGGAGTAACAGAGTTAGTTGACCAGGGTAAGGCTAAAGAAGCTCTTGCCATGATTGACGAACAGGCATTGGAGGCTGATCAACGAGTGTGGTTGGCTAACCAAATGTCTTCCACCGTGCGTTCTGCACTTAAAAATGCTAAAGGTTAAATAATGGCTGAATTCGACTCTACCAATCGTGGTTCCTTGTTTAAAAACGACAAGAAAACTGAAGAAAAACACCCCGACATGAGTGGCTCCATCAACATTGATGGCACTGAATATTGGATCTCTGGATGGAAGAAGCAGAGCAAGGCAGGAACAGGCTTTATAAGTCTGTCAGTGCGTCCTAAAGAGCAGACACGGCAATCCAGCCAACCAACCAAAAAAGCCAAAGCCCAAGACTTTGATGACTTAGACTTTTAAGGAATTGCTATGGGATTGATTATTGGCATCACTTGCGTATTTGCATGGTTCAACCACATCTTCACATGCTTCAGCGATGGGTTGTGGGGGTTCTTGTTGGCAGGTGCTATCTTCTTTCCTATAGGAATACTCCACGGCTTCTGGCTGTGGTTTAGTTAGTTTTTGGCCGAAAGCGGATGCTGGCTACCTGTTCTAGGCAGGGACCACAAAGAGACACCAGACGCAGCGAGTAGGCCAACTTATTTAACGGAGAAAACAATGTTTGAAATTGAAAAGAACATTCCAATTACCTCAAAAAATGCTTATCCATTTGACTCAATGCAGCATGGAGATTCTTTTTTGATTCCCTGTGATCAAAAGAAAGCTCTTTATGTACGGGGTCAAATCAACAGCCTGAAAAAATATTATCCAAACAAGATTATTGCCACTCGTAAGGTGAGTAATGGTTTGCGTGTTTGGTTGCTTAACAAAGGATAAACATGTCTTTTTCAATGATAGAAATGGACGTAATACGTTGGGGTGAAGATCGTAAGATTGTCCAACACAGCAATCCTTACGCTCAAGCTCTAAAGACTCTTGAAGAGGCTCAAGAGTTGCTTGATGCAATCCTGGCTCAAGACAGAGAGGCCATGATCGATGCATACGGCGATATTCTCGTTACCCTTGTAATGGGCTGTGCCACTGCTGATCTTGACCTTGTGAAGTGTTTTGAACACGCTTACCAGCAGATTAAAGATCGAACTGGAACGCTTGGTAAAGATGGCATCTTTTACAAGGACAAATAATGATTGACGAAATCCTTGATGAGCGAGGAAAGCGTTATGGCAAGTTTGTTGATGTTGTCAAAGCCACCAATGACATTCAAGAGGCTGTATTTGACAACATGAAGATTGACAAATTGAAGTTGCTGAAACACGACCAATCACTTGCCATTGAAATGATTTGTCATAAGCTGGCAAGGATTGCTGTTGGTGATCCTGACTATGTAGACAACTGGATTGACATTGCTGGTTACGCTCAACTTGTTGCAGACCGATTGCAGGGTAATGAGAGATGACGCCACTGTTGTTTGATGTTTGTCGCTGTGAGCCAGAAACAGCAGATAACTATTGCCGCAACTGTAAGCGTTGGCTCCATCACCCTGAACAAGTGTTGGGGCCACAAACGCCAATTGTCAGCGTAGATACAAGCGCATCAGAGGCTTGCTGCTACATACCAATTTCACTCTTGAAGAAATAAGGCTATTTCAGCCTGACGCCTTTTAACGAGTCCTGGCAGCACCTTGCCACCACCCTTAACCCAAGCCATAAAAGCCTCGGCAGCACCCTCCCAATCGCCTCTATTGGCCTTCATACGGATGGTAGAGCGTTGGAGGTTGCCTAGACCTGCATTAAAGGCAAAGCTGACCAGAGCGTCAAAGCTGCCTTGACGGCCAACAACGCCGGGAACAAGTCGTAGAACACCACGTTCAAAAGCTGCGACATCAGTACGGAATAATTCGTCAATCTCCGGTTTCGTCCAGACACGGTTGTCTCCTGATTTGAGTGGGTATTTCTTGCGAATCAAAACATCTGGTTTGTTGTCAATTCTTATAACAGGCAAACGGATCTGCTCTTGGTACAAGACATGGCCGTAACCAATGGTCCAAATGTCTGCTGGGCAAAGGTAGGGTTTGTTTCTGAACCCCTCATACTTGTGCATGAGGTCCAGACCATCTTTGCTTAACTTCACTTCTTAGCCCAATTGCGTGAACCAAACCAAAACCCAATGATGCCTCCAAGCATTGCCATCTCGTCCGAACTAAACACCAGTTCAGAGTAGCGAATCACATCATCAATGTTTTGAATCAAACCTGGGTGATGGTACATATACCAGCACATGAATGCATTGACCAACACCAACTCAATGACAAAGATATAGGTCACTGTAGGACGTACAGTCCCCACATAACTGGCTACCCATTGGCTTGCCTTTTCCAGCACCTTCTCATCGTGTTTAAGAGCCGCCTCAGTCATCTGTGCCTCAGACTGCATGGCAACTTGTTCAGTGCGAATCTCTTCAACCTTTGCTTGAGCAGCAAAACCAGCAGCAGCTAAAGCTAACTCACGTTCTGTCTGAACACGGGCTAAGGCAAGCTCATGACGCTGATCAGCTTTGTTCTGAAAGTGTTCAAGCAGTTTTGGTAAGCCAGAAATTAAAAGACCCCCCAGGGTCGAAATAAGTGACAGCATGATTAACCTTTCAATACAAAATAAGCCCCAAAGCCTACCAACATAAAAACCAAAAACACCCCGCCAACAATAATAAGAATCTCAATAAGTTCTTCTTGTTCTTGTTTGGCTCTTAAAGCACGATCACGGGCTAATTGTTGGTCAATCTTGTCTTGCTTATTCATCTCAGCAACACGGACCATGATGGCATTCCATACATCCATGTTGTTAGGGAAAAAGAGTCCTTTGACTTGCTCCTCAAAGTCCCGCTGCGCCTTCAGATCCAACTCAATTTGAATGGCTTTGCCCATGTTGGAACCACCACTGCTTTTGGCTTGATCTAGTGCCTTGGTGACTTGATGCTTTTGCTCAAAATACTTGCCAAGCAATGGACCAAGACTTCTTACGTCATCCATTGTTCCTGACACTTCTTTAATCATGGAAACTGTTTTTTGAACAGCAGCCATGCCAGCAAGAGCCAATGTAATTGGGTCCATTACAGCAGTACCTCAATAAATATTTTGGCGCACCAAACGATCAGTGCCACAACAAGGGCCGCAGCAATAAAGCTAACGGCCCAGTCTTTCATTTGAAATGATCTTTAACTGTTTGCCAGTAAATGGCAATAGCTACACACACACCACCAATGTAGATGATTGGTTTGGCAAGCTTACCCAAGGTTTCAAGGACTAGAAAAGCACCAGACGCTGCTTGGAATGCAGCAACAACACCTTGAGTGTTCTGATCAATACGGTCAACCTTCTCTTCAACCAAGATGAGACGGGCGTAAATTTCAGCGTGAGAGACTTCTTGTTCCATGATTTATCTCTGATAAGCAGATGGGGGAGCGATACCACGACCAGCCCCAACTTTACGGACGTATTCCTGTTCTTGCCTTTGTTTGACAGCAAGGGGGGATTGAGCGTAAGGGCTTCCTAGCAACATAGCCTGAGCCATGTTAGGAACAGCGCCAGAACCATCACCAGCACCACCCATCATGAAACCTGGGGGTAGGATGGCCTCAAGCAAGTTAGCCCCTGCCATGCCACGTTGACCGGGAGTTTCTGCCTTAGCAAGGTCAGTGATGGCCATCAAAGCACCAACAGTACCTGCTACCCGCACAGGCTTTGTACCAGCAGAGGTTTTCTTGGTGATACCGGGAGTCAGTTCAGCAGGTGGCAAACCAGCAGCAATGTTTTCAGCACGAGTAGCCCTGCCCAACAATTTATTAATGTCCTTGGACTCTTGGATAGCCTGTTCGTTTGTCAAAGGGAAGGGTCGATCAGTAAACGCCTTGGTGTACTCAGCTTGACCAATGTTTTGACGGGGCGTGTCAATGTATTGAGCGCCGGGAACAAAAGCATAACCACGAGGAACAGCGTTGATGTCTGCATACTCAGGCTTGAACTTAGGCTCCCCCTTTTTGTTCAAAGCAGCTTCTGGACCCATGCCAGCAAAGGCAGGTTTACCAGTGCCAGTAACCAAGTCTTGTGGTGGCGCAACAGGAGCCGGAGCAGCAGCAGGAGGCTTGGCCGCTTCAACAACAGGTTGAGCAGGTGCTTCTTGAATCAACTCTTTCACAGTGTCGTTAACGATACTGGTCACAGGAGAGTTGGGTTGAGCAGAAGGAACTGGTGCAGGGGCATCAATAGGAGCGGCTGAAATTGGTGTGGAGACAGGCTCCAAAGACTTAAGTTGAGCAGCACGAGCTTGAATGTCTTCAGGCGTCAGGTTTG